TTTATTCTACTTATAGATATTTTCATACCCTTATGAATTGCCTAAAATAAGCTATGTCGTCGGTGTTATTTAAACACCTGCGGACCATACACCTCAGTTGGACATTTTGTATATATACGTTTAGATATATATATTAGGAGTACCAAACACAGCTAAGAACGCTAAATAGATGCCAAATACTCTAGCAGTAAGGTTCTTTCCCTACGCGTAGTTATTGGGCCGCCTGTTATCTCTGGTGTATAGGTTATTAAGCTTGCGCTTGTAAGCCGTAAAAACAGATTATTAGCTGCACCCACAAGTGAATCATCAACATGTCTTAGTAAAGATATACTCTCTGCCAATATACATGCTTTTGTCAGCTCATCGTCTTTTCTCATTACACAGGCTGACTTAACAGCTGAGTAAAAGTCTCCTAAACCAGATAAATGCCATGTATTATTATCAGTTTTTGTTATATCTTTTATTAGGTTTAGGGTATCGATACTAAACATACTAAGTTTCTGATTAGAACTTAATAAGTTATTGATTTCTTCGGAATGAAGAATATTGTTCTTATTGAAGTAGTATATCATTATAAGTAACTTAGTGTGTGATACTTTTCCTTCTAGTAATTCTATTAGCTTAATCAAATAGTTATGATTTAGTATCAAACGGTGAGACCAGATGAGAGTCTCTGTAGGCACTTGACCTCTAAGTCATGCTATAGCAGTACCGATAGGAACAGGAATTATTAAGTGTCCATTTATAATATAATTCCTTGCGTATTCTATTGTATGTGGCGCTTTTAATGAGATTATAGTTTTCTGTGTATTAATTGACATACCAATAGATTGCATAAATTCTAAATAAATACTATATTTATCATATCCATTTCTTATTAATAAGTCGTCGCCCACTAGTTTATAATTATCTCTATCTATATGACAGAGATGATTTACTATGTAGTGATGAGTTATTGATAGACATGTTCATGATGAAAATAATCCCATTCCTTGTCCAACTGTATATCTAATACTTTTTGTCTGCTTTTCAAATGCAGAATTTTTTGTACTAAAATCGCGTGACATAAGTTCAAGTCAATTATCTGCTATACTCTTTCCATTATAACCTAGTTTATTATATAAACATTCTAATATTCTAGCTTGTAATTCCTTAGGTATCCTGTCAGTAGCTGCAGATAGATCAACAGATATAAAATCTTGAGCTGAATTCTGATACAAGTCTAAACCACTTGGGTGATTAAATGTTGTATCACTTTTAAGTAAAGTGAGTAATTTAAATAAGCTAAAGTGTATTGCACTTAAAGCAGTTTGAGATACTCAATCTGCCATTGCAATTATTCTAGCTTTACCACCCGGTGCTGTAAAAGTAAACACCTTAGAATGCATTAACTTTAGTTCTGGATCGATGTCTCCTCTTTTAATAGCAACTCACTCGTTATCTATTATACGATGTGACAACATGTTATCATTGATAGCATTAACCAGCTTTGAGAATACTTCATATCCTTCAAAGTTACTTGCTAAATTATGTGCGGCTAGCCATAGACGTGAGTCTCTAGCGATAGCCAACACATCATTTAGTAAATTAATACCACTGGCACCGCCTGACGGTGATGCAGCGTTTCCACAGTAGAGTAGTAATTTAATATGTG